TGAGATACGTAACACTGACGTGCATAGTTATAAGCGCACGTTTATTACTAACCTATACAACGCTGGAGTTCCTCATGACTGGGTGCAACGGTTAGCTAATCATAAGCTACCTGATGTCACTGAGTTGTATAATGTTATGGGGCCAGAGATGAGGATGACTATGCATGGTTACTTGCAACGGCTATGTAATATAACACCAACACTTAGACTACAGAAGGGGATTGCGAATGGAAACTAGGACAGTGGGGGATGTGATAGAGTGCTTGAAGGCTGAGTACCTTACACATTTCCATACGCCACACAGTAACAAGGCATACACTGAGCAGGGCAAGGCTATCAAGGCACTCATTACAGCAGTGGGTTCGGAGAACATACTGCTTACCTTTAAGTTCTTACTTGAGTGCAAAGATCCTTGGCTACAGAATGCTAAGAATGTAGGTGGTCTCATCAAGTGGTACGATGCTATACAAACCATGAGACTAAACACTAGGTTGGTTACTAAGACAGGCTCATACTCCGAAGATACTAGGTTGCGTGAGGCTAGAGAGAAGGATAGATTAGAAGCTTTCAGAAAGGAGATGTTAGATGACTGACCAACAGATACCACACTCAAGAGAAGCAGAGTACTCAGTGCTGGGTAGTATCATGCACTCACCTGAGCTAATGCCAGAGGCTATGTCACTGGCAGAGGACGAAGACTTCTTTAATACAGAGAACAGAGAGTTGTTCCAGCTGATGAAGGGGTTGGCTAAGAAGGGTACAGACATTGATGTTATAAGTTTAGCTGAACTCTACCGTAACATGGGACGTGGTAGCGATGGGCACATAGAATTTCTAAGCATCATCGAAGACTACATGCCAACAGGTAGCATGCTAGCTAACCACTGCAAGAAACTCAAAGGACTTACCATCCAACGTAAGTTCATTGACAACATGCAGGAAGTAATGCATAAGGCTGGTAAGATAATGGATGATCCTGTCCAACTATTAGAGGACGCACATGGATCACTGTTCAGGCTAATGCAATCAGCTGAGTCTAACGCATCATACAAAGATGTGTATGGCCCGGAGGAAATGGCAACGCTTGGGTATGACAACGCTAAGAAAATGTTTGAATCACCTGATGAGAATGCTGGCTATACTACTGGCCTACCATTACTTGACAAACATATTAAATGGCTGAAGGATTACAACCTCATCGCAGCCAGTACTGGCGTGGGTAAGACGGGGCTAGCTATTAACATAGCTCTCAACGTTGCAATGCAGAAGGCACCAATACTATACGTCAACCTTGAGATGAATATAGATGAGATCGTAACACGTATCCTATCTATACTATCAGGGGTAGAGATGGATAAGATTGCAACGGGTGATTACGGGGAAAACCCTGAACACTTCCAGCTTGTCGCTAGGTTTGCTGAAGAATTAGAGAGACGTTCACTCTATATGTCAGACAATAAGCCTAAGACTATAGATCATATCATCAGTATGATTAACAAGTACCATGCTAAGCATGACATCAAGGTAGTAGTGATTGATTACATCGGTCACATCTCTGATGATAGGCTGGCTTTTAAGGAGAACAATAAACGTATCACCCTTGGTAGGTATAGCCAAGCATTAAAGAATGCATGCACTAAGCTGGGCATCAAGCTGGTCATCGTAGCCCAGATGAATAGAGAAGGTGAGAAGGAAGCAGAGATGTATAACATAGGTGAGTGTTATCAACTAGCACAAGATGCTGACATCTTCATGATCCTATACTATGAGTGGATAACTAACGTTGACAAAGAACCGGGAGCACCCGATAAGTATAAGCAATACCTCCTCAACTTGAGGAAGAACCGCAACGGGCCAGCTCCTCGCATCATCAAGCTTAACTACAATGAACGGACACAACTTATAACCGAAGGGGAGATATGATTCACTACACAATACAACTAATCCTATGCATATGGGCAGCTATCAGCGTGAGCTTAGTTGCTAGACAGTATAAGTACGGACTGTACATAGGCATGTCTAGCAACCTATGCTTCATAGCATGGTGGATATTCACTCAACAACATGGCTTCTTGGTAGGTGACTTAATGTTCACTGCCATTTGGCTTAGAGAAATAAGGAGAAAGCAATGGGTAGATTCACTGAGGACGCAGAGCAAATCTTAGAAGGGAAAGGGGTTGCACCTGAACGTCCACTTGTGTTACAATTATTAGGGAGGATTGTCAATGATGTATATGATAACTTCGCAGATGATAACGACAAGAGTAAGACGATTGCAGATAGGCAGCGCATAGCATTAGACAAAACGTTTAAGAGTCTCAACGTAACTCACATTGATGAGTGGCGTAGGGATCTTGAGCGTGATGGGTATGTTAAGATGTTTTCACCACTGTTATGCGAGTGCTTTTACTTATGTAAGGATGACAATGCATTCAATTTTGTTAACAAGGGTGGTGATGGTGTAGATATAATTGACAAAGAGTTGATCGCTTATAGTGCGGATGAATTAAAACATTTAAAAACTTTAAGTAAGGAGGATGTGAAATGGATTCATCTAGGGAAGAAGTTCAAGGGGCAATTGATAAGCTAAAGAACATGGTGTCTGCTCTGCTGTACTCTACTCAAGAACAATCTAAGGCGTTGAAGATTCAGGAAGATCAATTGTATTTCTTTCAAGAGGAGTTAGAGAGAGGAGTATCTGATGATCGCAGTTAAGAGTAAGCCTAAGCTAGAGACTCAATCAGATGTTGACATTAAAAATTTAGTGAAAAAATTTCTGATGGAAGATCAAAGCTGTAAGATACACGACCTATATGAACGCATGTATTATGCTGACTGGTTCTGCTCTAACATTAAGGAGACTAGGTATTGGTTTTCAGAATTTAAGCGCAGGCATATTAGCCACGATCAATACCCAGAAGGCACCATACTTTCATTGCATAAATACCTACGGCTAAGAGAGTACTCAATGTTTACTGGGAATCCATCACAGTTTGTTGTGCTATTTAATGATGGGTTGTTCTACCATACTGTTAGGAGTGACAACAAGCAACCGCTATCCTTTCAAGGGCGCAATGATCGTGGGCATGATGGTGATGTTGAGCCGTGTGTAATGATAGTTCCAGATCAGTTTAGTCGTGTTGCTGGGTGGAAAGAATGGATGGCCATTCAGAGGAGAAACTAAAGTATGAGTAAAGCCAGTAGAGATAAGGGTCAGCGTGGTGAGCGTGAAGTATGCAAACTATTAGAGGGCCACTTAGGTATAGCATTCAAGCGCAACCTAATGCAGACAGCTGAAGGTGGGCATGATGTGTTGGGCTTGGATGGCTGTGCTATTGAGGTAAAACGATGTGAGAAGTTAGCATTAGAAAAGTGGTGGAAGCAAACAGTAACTCAGGCTAAGGATGTTGGTGCATTGCCAGTGTTATTCTTTAGGCGCAACAGTGAAGATTGGACAGTAGCTGTACCAACGTTCACGCTTATGAATTGGATCACGCTACCCATGGACAATCATTACTCACTCATGTCAGTGACACAGTTCACCCAATTCTATAGCCAACTAAAAGCTAAGGGAGGATTGTAATGGTAAAAGGTATACCAGTTGAACGTCCTACAGGGGTGGACTTAAGGACAAGGGTGCAGCGACCAGATGAAGAGCTGGACTTTTTATATACTGAAGAGCATAAGGTATCACGTAGTAAGACTAAGGTAGTGGAATGTTTGCTGGCGGTAGAGGAATACATTCTCTACCTTGAGAAGAAACTTAAATCAATGGAGAAGAAAACGTGGACGTAAACAAATTTAGTGAGAAGTCTAAGTCTAAACTAGAGACATGTGATAAGAGACTACAGAAAATATTAAAGAAGGTGCTTAAAGTTTGTGACTGCACCGTACTAGAAGGACACCGTAGTCGTACCAGACAGGATGATATGTTTCATACAGGTAAGTCACGTATCAAGCACCCGCATAGTAAGCACAACACTAACCCATCGCTAGCTGTAGACGTAGCCCCCTATCCTATTGACTGGAATGACAGGGAACGTTTCTCTTTATTTGCTGGCCTAGTTATGGGCGTTGCAGCAAGCATGGATGTTAAACTTAGATGGGGTGGTGACTGGGATGGTGATTGGCTGGTGAATGACAATGGCTTTGATGACCTTCCTCACTTTGAGTTGGTAGACTAAATGGAGACAGCCTAATGACAGAATACAAAGAAAGAATATCAGGGGAGCGTACACTATACGAACCCTTCTGGGTATCTAGGTTGGAGATGAAGCTTGACCAACTAATAAGTTTGTCTATGCTTTCCCCTCCAGAACCAATCAAGCCTATAGAGCGCAGGCTTACCAACAAAGAACGTAGATCATCTAGAAGCATAGAGTATCGTGCCACCCTATGGTTAAGTTATGCTGTAGGTAACGCTAGGTTTGATAGGAGAAAGAGATGAACAGTACAAAGCTTAGGTCAATAGATATGATAAAGGCAAGTGAATGGACACGACATGGTGGTGATCTTGATTGGGAAGAGGCCATGTATGAAAGAACAGTTGAAGCTAACGAGAGTTTAGATTTAATTTATCGGACGTTAGAAGACCTGCTAACTGAGATTAAAGCTAGATAACCTCGCAACATATATCCCCGAAGAATGTCCCACCGCAAGCAGAACTTAAGCCTACTATCTTCTTTGCCATAGGTACGGCAGCAGTATAGGCTTCCTCGAACTCAGGCTGGAAGGCGCACTCATCTGATACCACTAAGCTAGCAGTACGTGAGCGAATGATGTGTGCCCCTTCTGGTATCCCATGAGCAATACTCCCATTACCGAATCTCATCTTAGCATAACTAGTATCAACTGGAACCATCTCCTTTAACCATTCAGGTAGGTGGTGGTATACGAATGACATCCTAGCATTCTCCATCTTCTTATCAAACACTAGGGCTGCAGCATCCTCCTCCTTCTTGGACTGTATGAACACAGCCTGATGTGGATGGAATAAGCATAGCCATAATGAATAGAGCACAGCTACCCATGACATCATGATCTGTCTGCTCTTAGGTATGAACAGTCGATCAGATTCATGGATAACTTCTATGATCTTACGCAAGTAAGGCTTATCAGGGAAAGGTTTCATCGGTGAGTCAGTGTCATGCTCATCCTTTGTCATGACATAGCCAGAGAAGATGAAATTATTTGGGTGGGCTATCCAATCCTTTAGTAGCAGGAGCTTGTGGAGTTCCTGTAATGAGTCCGAAGATAGCCGACTCAAGCCCTTCGTTAGTAAGTCCTTGTCCATTCCCCGCAATGAGGTGAGCGTGTTTAGCTGGTTTGTCATATCCGAACATGTCCCTTAATGATTTCAAAGCATCCATCTTACTGTAGAATGTTAGGTCAACGCCCTTGCCATACTTACCTTTGTTAATAGTAATGACTGGCTTGAGGTCAACAACATCTGATGCCTTTGATTCTAACTCCCCGTCTTTGTTATAGCTCACATAGTCAGACGGGTTGAGGAATGCAATACGCGCATACTCCTCAGCCACTCTATCTAATGAGATATTCAGCCTATCCTGTAAGTCAAACTTCCTTGTCTCCCACCTCGCTAAGAATTTGTTATCATGCATCAGCTTAGACACCATCTTAGATGCAGACTTCATAGCATAGCCAGCCTTGATAGCTAACCCAACAACATTTTTGTTAGGATTCATGATGAGTTGTTCAATGAACAAGTCCTGCTTGTCTACTTGATACCCGTCACTGGTAGATGCAGCCTTAGCTGTTGCCTTCTTAGGCGTAGGATTCTTTGACATCTCCTTATTCTTATGTACACCTGATAATAGTTTAGATCCCATCATCC